ACCATCAAATAATTCAAACGGAGTTGTATTCTTTCTAAAGATACTATTCCAATCCTCGAATCTATTTGCTTTAGATAAGAAGTTATCGTATTGAATTTGCTCGGCTAATGTTAATTCGTCTTTGTCATAACATAATCCCTTACCATAAATATGCTCAGCCTTAGTTTTTATAATTGCACCATGATAAGCATTACGTTTATATAATTCTAAAAGGTAAGATGGATAGTTATTTTGTTGTCCCCAATATAAATATGGCTTATTAGATTTCACTGCCACAACTGGCATTGTGTTATTCTCAAATTCTATTTTAAGTAGATTTCCTACTATTTCACTATTGGCCATACGTTACAATCGATGTTCTAATGTCTTTATAATAATAATTAACTGTAACAGGAGCGGACCAATAAGCCTTACCTGTTTCAACTAATCCTGTTAATGTTCTTAAATCTGTTGTGTTTATTGTATTATAGTTGAATGTAGTTGCATCAACTATTTGATAAATATAATAATGATAGAATCCGTAATCGTCAAACTCAACCTCAGCTAATAATGGATTAGGTGTTGTTGTAGTTAGTGTTATGTCAAACTGATTATATCTATCTGTATTAGGACTTATATCTGTTGAAGTACATGCGAATTTCTTTCCGGTATTATCGTTTACAAATACAAAAACAAATTGAGGATTAGCTATTGTAACTTTCTCCGTTAATGTAACTGTTATTGTATTTCCGCCTGTAATTAGATATATCACTATATTAAATTACAATTTTTTAAAAGTTTTTAAAATAAAAAAGACTAACCTTACGGGGTTAGTCTGATTATATATAGAGCAAAAATTTATTAAGCAGGAACAGTAACTAAACTAATTAATGCACTTGGAACTTCATTAGCTAACATTCTCTCTTCACCTGCAAAGGCTAAAACATAACCTGATTGTTCGTTTCCTGCAACTCCTGATGGAGCAGTTGATGCAATCATTCTCATTCCAAACTCTTGACCTAATAATCTATATTTACCATTTCTATCCTTAACGATAAATAATAAATCTTGTTGTGCTAATAACATTACTTGTTGAGCAACCGATGCTTGCTTTTTAGGAATGTAAAAATTCAAGTTTGGAACTATTGATAATGTACCTGTTTTTGCATCAGGATTGATATTTTCTACTTCAGAACCAACACCCATCTCTAATTCATAAGTCCAGAATTTTTTACCTGAATTTAAGAATGATGCTACGTTAGTTATAATACCTGAAGCAGATGTAATTGTACCTTGAGTGTAATTGCTAAACTCGGTAACATATACGGTAGTAAGACCAGGAGCTGCATCTCTACATGCTTTGGTAATACCACTATTTAATACACATGCCATATATTTATAATTTTTTTTTAGTTATTAAAAAGGGGAGGTGTTTAATCTCCCCTATTATTTGATTTTATTAAGAGTTAATTTGTTTTACAACTAAATCAGGGAATGCTATTTGAACACCTAATTTAAATTTGCAATTCATTCTAATCTCATCTGCTTCCTTAGCAAAGAATAAATCTAATTTCTCTTCTTCGTTAAGTAAATCACAACCTAAATACATATTGTCAGTTGACATAGCATAAAGTTTCTTAGTACCTGATAAACCAATTACAGGAACAATCTCGATATCTGAATTCTCAGCATATAACTTAGCATCAGCACCTGTTAAATGATATAAATTATCAATACCTAACTTCAATCTGTAGTCACGAGCTTCAGCAGTACCCATAAATATTTTCATATTTGGATTAGCTAACATATCATCAGTCATTGCAGTAAGTACGTTTTGAACACCAGTACGAGAGTTAGCAACTGACCAAGTTACAGCAGTAGCAGTATTAACACCTGCAGCAGCACCGATAATTTTAATTAAACCATCAAACTTGTTTAAGTAAGCATTTGTTGAAGTAGTATCACCTTGCCAAATAGCTCTTTCTTTATCTTTGATAATGTTTTGTAAAACATCACCTACGATTTGTTGTTCGAAAGTAAGCATATCGTATTGGCTACCTGCTTTTAAAGCACCTTGTAAATACTTAGCTTCTAAATCAGCTTCACACCATTTTAACTGAGCAGTAACTTTACCGATAGTAATAGTACGTTGACTAAAAGTAGTATCACCTGAAGCAGTAAAACCACAAGCACCACCTGTTTGCCATACTGCACGAGCAGCAACAATGTTAATAGTTTCAGCAGATTTAACTCCTGTTTGAACTGTCATTAATGATGCAGTTTGACCTCCTGCGATTATTTTATAAATAAGGGAGTTTGCATCTTCTTTTGTGTAATTTCCTAAAGCGGAAACATCATATCCATTTGCCATTTTATTTTATTTTTTATTTGTTAAATTGTTTGATTTTATTTAGTTTACTTTGAAATTTATTCTCAACTACTCTTGTTGGTTCGTTTGTAGGTAAATCTAATAACTTACCAAACTCACTAAACTTATTTTGTAGTTCACTTGATGCTGATTGAGATACTAATATTGCATCTTCTAAAGCCTTAATTCTTGGCTCAAACATTGCAATAACTTCATCAATGATAGCTTTTTTCTCTTCAGGAGTTACTGCCATTGCTACAGGAGCAACAGGCTCAACTACAACCTCAGGAGTTTCTTCTTTAACTTCGATTTCAATTACTTTACCTGTTTCATCAACAGTTATTACAGTTCCATTCTCTAATGTATGCTCTCCGGCAGGAGCAGGAAACTCACCATCAGGAGTAACTACAGTAATCATTGAACCAATTACTAATTCAGGAGTATCGTACTTTACTACAGTACCATCCATTAATTTAGCTTCACCCATAGCTACAGGCTCAGCAACAGGAGTATTCTCAGGCTCGATAACAGGCACAGGAGTATTGAAAGTAAATAATCCCTTCAATTCTGCTTTCTGTTCATTACTAAGAATCTTGTTTACGGCTTCTTTAAATGTCATTTTATTCTTTATTTATTAAATTACAATTAGTTGTGTTTTGTGTAAAAAATTATATTGCATCAATGATAGCCTTAGCTTCATCTTCACTTAATTCACTTACTGTTTGTTCGTAAAAATTACCCTCAACACTAAATCCAGTATAAATACCTGTTTTAATAAATTCATCCCATACTTTCTTATCTCCTACATAAACAAAACCAAACCAAGTTCCATCCGGTAAATGGTCTTGATTCAAAGGTGGATTAATACCCATTGCTCTATCAATAATAAAATGCTGATACAATACCGAGTTATTAATAGGCTTGTTTGAATCATGCATCTCATTAATAGAATTGTTATATCCTAATATTGAGAATTTCTTAACTATCTTTTGAATAGTATCTTTTGTGAATCTGCAATTGTATTCTTTGCCATTATCATTCCTGTATATCTCCATGTCAGGTATCATTAAAGCACCTGCTAATATTTGTCTATCGGCTGATATTGGAGCAAAGTTTCCTTTGTTAGTTCCTAATGTTAATCTTAGTGTTTTTTTATTTTTATTGAATGCGAAGTAACCTTGTTCGATAGCAGGACTATCAACGGTAGCAATACCATTAACTCCGCTATTATCTTCTAAATTTTCATCAATATATAAGTCTATTAATTCCATAATATTAAATTACATTTGTTTTAAATTATCCAAATTCGGCTTGACTTTGTAGTCTATTTACAGTTGTTTGTTTGTTCGTTATTTCAGTTTCTACAACATAGGCTTTCATAGGACCGCCCCCTATAACATTACCTTGAGCATCAAAGTTAGTACCTGGAGTTGTAGCAGTTTGTGCCATCGGTTGTGTTATTGTTGGTGGCTCAGCAGTTGACATTCCACCACCTGTTCCTCCGCCTGTATCAACTTTTACATCTTCACCTTTTCCCTCATATTTTGAACCTGCTATTTTAGCTATTTGTGCTGCTGCAAATACTCCTGCAATACCTGCCGCAATAGTCTTTATTGCAAGACCTCCCGGAGTTGCTGCAAATGTAGAAACTACTGATTTATATCCATCTATTGTAGCACTTGCTAAACTAAATGCTTTATTTACATTAAATTGTTTCTTTGCTAATGCTTCTGCTTCTGCACTACCTTTTTTTAATTTATTTGATTGAATAGCAAATACTGCATCGGATAATGCTTGTCCTGCGGCTAATCCTTCTTTTGTATATTTATAATTTCTTTCTTGTGTTTCTTTTCTTTTTTTATCAAGTTCAGCAGCATTGTCTAATTCAATTTGTTTTTGTTTAGCTGCTTCTTCTGCCTTTAATCCTGTTACTTGTTGTTCATAATTAGCTATTATTAATGCTCTTTGTGATTCTGTTAATTCAGTATTTTCTAAAGCTATATTTTTTTCAATCTCTAATTGATTAATTTTAGCTAACATTAAAGATTGAGAATTTTCAGCATAATTAATTAAATTTAATTCTGCCTGTGCTTTTAAATCGTCATTCTCTAATTTGTGTTGTTTCTTTAAAAATTCTTCTTCGTCTTTTAATTGTTTATCTTTATAATCTTTTAATATTTTATTTAATTCATTTTGGTAAATATTTTCAGAATTAATTAATGCTTCTTTTTTTACTTCAGCACTTGCTTTAGATTCATTAATATCTTCATCTCTTTTTCTTCTTCTTAATTGTGCTTCTTCATCTAATCTATCAACTTCATCTTGTATTTGACTAATTCTATATGCTTCAATATCATCTAAATATTTTTTATCTGCATTTTGTCTTTCTTCTAAATTCTTTTTATATTCTTCATTTCTTTTTTTATTTTCTTCAGATATTTTTTTATTTTCATTTATTTCATTTAATGTAATTGAGTTTTTTGCATTTTTAATAGCTTCTGTTGCTGTTACTAATTGCTTTCTTTGCTCTTCAGATAATTCACCGCCTGCTTTTTTAATTGCTAATAATTGATGTATTAAAGCAGCATTAGTTTCCATAATAGCTAATTGCTTAGCTTTTTCAACTTTAAATGTAGCTTCACCATTAGCATTCATTACTGCTATTTGCCTATCATATTCCGCAGTTGTTTTAGCTAATGCTTGTGCTGAATCTTCTGAGAATTTCTTTATAGCTTCTGATTGTTGTTTAAATGCTCTTTCTGTTTTAGATGTAAATCCTAAAAAATCAGTAAAAAAAGTAATTACCTTTCCAACAGTATCACCAAGAAATTTTAATGCTTTAGATAAAAATCCACTACCTTTAGTTAAGTCATCAAAATTTTCTATTAAATACATTACACCCTGTGTAAGTAATAAAATACCAGTTGATGCTAATGCAGTTTTTAAACCTGCTAATCCTGTTTTAACTAATCCAAAATCTAACTTTAAAAAACCTTCTTTTAAAAAGTTTAATGAAGCAGTAGCTCTTTCAATTCCTGAACCCTTTAATGTAGCAAATGAATCTTGTAAGTCTCCAATTTTACCCTCTGTTTCATTAATTGCTTTAGTTAATTTTTTCCATTCAGCACTGCCTTGAGATACATTTGCCTGTTGGTCAATTAATCCCTTTAATGATTTTCTTAAGTCTCCTATTGTCTTAGCTGCTTCTGCTGCTTCAATTTTGACCTCTAATACTGTTTTTTTAGTTTCTTCTGCCATTTTACGCTATTCTTAATGCTATTATTGATGTTCCTTTATTTGAATTATCCGATACGTTATTTGTTGTACCAACACCTGCCCCATCCATTACAGTGAATGAACCTGTAATAGTTGTGTTACCTCTTGCCGCTCTTAATTTGTAAGTTGTAGTAGTTGTTGGTGTTACAACTCCTGTAATGTTTAAGTTTACAAACTGACCAACACTCGCGTTACCTGAAGATGCGCCCCCTTGCGATGCTTCGGCTATTACTACATTTGAACTATCGGTTATTGCTGCATGTACCAACACTGCTACGTTTACATTTCGAGTTATTACATTGGCAAATATTATCCATGTACCTGCTGCTAATGTTACCGATGCGCCTGTAATGTCAGTGTAAGCATTTGTACTTATAGCAGTCTCAACAGTTACAAATGTTACTGCTGATGTATGTGCCGGATAAATATCACCACTACCTAATAATGATAAACCAGTTACTGATTTGATATTAGTACCACTTACTAATGTATCTTGCTTATTTCCTATTTGTGTTTGAACTGCCGATGTTAATCCTTTGACATAACTTAACTCAGTTAATGATGGATAGGTTGAGGTAGCTAATGAACTTAAAGCACTTGACGAAGTCCAATAAGTTAATTCATTTGTAGTACCTGAGCCTGTTATACTTCCACCTCCGCCACCACTTGAATTGATAGTTATATCAACTGCATTAGTACTTGCATTATCGGTTACTGTCATTGTTACATTAGTACCTTCAATAAAGTTCAAAGTCCTTCGTGAAGATATAAATGTGCCTAATTTTTTAATTAATGTTCTCATTAGTATATTATATACATTTCATTATCAATACTATTCATAAATATAGTTATGCTATCATATAACACTAATCCGGTAGTGTATGGTAGTGCATTACCATCTATTGTTAATGCTATGTCATCGCTTGTTATTTGAAAATCACCTGTAGCATCAATTACTTTAAAAGTTATTTGTAATCCTGTAAAGGCTACAGGCCATGTACATATTAATGGTACTCCTGCAATTCCTGTTATTGATGTATCAATTAAATAAGTTGAATATCTACCATCAATAGTGAAATCACCAGTAACTAATAATGTTTGATTTGTTGGTGGAGCTACATAACTATTATTAATTGTTTTACCGCTATCAGTACCTATAATTGTAGTATTGCTTAATCCTATTCCTACAAATTTACTTACATCACCTTGAACTGTTACATTTTCACAATTAATCAATAATACACTATCAGCACCCTCTGCAATAAAGTTACCTGAGCCACCTATTATGTTTGAAAATCTACCATTTACTATTCCCTCTTCACCATTAGCTCCTAAATTTTCAATTCCTACAGGTGTTGGCCTAATAGGTGGTATAACTTCAGGTTCAAAGTAATCGTATTCAATTAGCTTTAATAATTCAACTTGTGTTGACTGCCTATCCATTACATTATAATCCTTAATGTTATTTACATAGAAATAAGCATTTAAAGGATGTCCGACATAAACCACATTCCTAAATGAGAAGTATTTAATGTCTAATTCATCTAAATTAAACCATGCAGTAACTATTCTACTGTTTTGGTCTGTTAATTGATTAACTTGTCTTGAATAGAATCTATTATATAAATTATTAGTTGTGTAAGTAGTTGACGGATAAGTATAGTAAACGTGCTTAGGCAACCCCCAGTTATAATCCTTTGTTGGATTGTATGGATTATCATTATGTCCCACATACGGATAGTAATTGTAGTTAGTCGTTCCGGTAGCATGAATTAAATTCCAAGAGCCTAAATTCATGTTAACCAAGCCACCAAAGTATAAAGACCTAACTTTACATTTAATATTTTTAATTACTCCATTCTCTTCCTTAAAAAATTTAGGAATAACAAGTCCGTTAACATTGTTTCCTACAATCGGAGTAGCTGCATAAATAACATCTGTTTTAACAGTAGGTCTTATAAAATCACTTATATTATCATGAAAATTAAAACCATAATTTTCTTTGTAAGTTTCTGTATAATCTTTGTTATATTTATCAGCATCGGTTTGATATGTGTATTCGTATCTTTTAGCATCTAATAATGATACAGGAGATACTTTATACTTTCTACTTAAATCTATTTTATCACTCCAATCTAAACTACCTGAAAAGAAATCTTCACGAGGCTCAATAATATAATTCTTATCATTGTCAGGGTCATTTTCCATGTAAAGATTATGGAGTTTAATCTCACTTGTTAGAAAATCTAATTGTTTCGTTTGTGTTGGCAATACTTGATTCATTTCAAGTAATAAACCCTCTTGAATTGTATTGTCAATTAATTTAGCATTATACCAACTTTGACCGCCAAACATACTTGTACCTATTGCAATATCAACTGATGAAGTTCCTGTAACTACAGGTTGTAAAAAAGAGTTATAATATTTAATACTAAAATTATAATCTAAAGCTATTTTAACATTACCTATATTAGTTGCAGTTGAGTTATTCCAAATTATAGGAATTGAATAAAAACCAGTAATGTTATTTGCACCTGTCCAACCTGAACCCGGTAAACTACTAAAAGAAATATTAATACTATTATAAGCAACTCCCATATTTAATGCTATTGCACCTGAACAATCTACATAAGCAGTACCTGCAGGTACATTAAATATTAATTGAAATATTACATTAGCACTATAATTTCTTAATGGTGTTGGTGAAGATGGAAATTGTAAATATCCTGTAGTACTATTATAACTATTCGATGGGTCATTGAATGGAGCAGTTGAATCGTCATTGAATATAAGATTATTATAAATATTAGGCGCTGCAGGAAATGTACCAAAACCAGTACCTGAAGTTGATGGATTCCATGTATAGTTACCTGTTGCAGGTGGAACATATCCATTTTGATTAAGATACAAAGGTAAATTAATACTTTGCGGAAAGCCTACAGTACCTGCATAAAATTCATTATTAGCTTGGTCAACAGCAGTTACAACTATATTCTCTTCAGTTGATGGTATCACAAAATTATAATATTCAGCACTATTTAAAAAATTAGATGTATAACTATATCCTGCATCATTAAATATCTTATCTAATAATACTTTCTTTCTTATTGCAGGTCTTAAATGTTTTAAATAGAAGTTTGTTGGGTCTCCTAAATTCTTACCATAATCTATTAAACCATAAACATAATTATAAGTATTTGCCCAACTATTAGTTACATTAGTTAAATTTAATACATGGTCATCCGCACTAATATCAATATCTAAAGCACTATCAACATTACCAGTTATAAGTTTATCACTTATCTCTAAAAACAAATTTCCTAATGTACCTGTTGCTGATGTATAGTAAGTTACTTCTTTACTTAGTGCATCAACCTCAATATTCAGTAATTGTAAATCTCCTTTTAATTGTATTTTCTCATTTACATAATATCTAATACCACATTTTAATCTTGGGTCAAATGTGCTTAATTCTAAATTAATCTTCCAAATTAAACTAAAGAATCTATCAACTTCCTTTGTGCCCGGAAATGTAATTGTTTTACTAAATGAAGCATTACGTTTATCAGGACTTCTAACATCTGCTATTAATAAGTTTAATGATATAGGTATCTCTTGAATATAACTTACATCATATTCAGCACCTGCTTGGTCGATTAGTATTACTTTTATATTATTAGCCACGCTGTCTATGGTTGTTAAATGTGTAACTTAAATCGAATGATAACATTCTCCTATTCTCGTTATTCTTTTGAATGTAATTGCCATTAGTTATCTTAACTGCTATATTAGGTGTTGAACTTCCTAAATCTAATCTAATATCAGTTGAAGCAAATAAATCTCTATGTCTATCAAACTCAGCTTGAGTTAACCAATCACTATTAAGTTTTAATGAATCGGTTACTGTTATACCTTGAGTTTTTTCAAGCATCATGGATGGATTGTAAGTCATTACATTTGAAACCTCATTCCAAGGATTCTGTTTAAATGTAGTTGCAGTCTTAGTCGATGTTTTTTCCGATACTTTACTACAATGCAATGTATCATAACCGCCTTTTTGATTAAGATAGTGCAAAGTATAAACTGTGTATTTTGGCTCACATTTAATAAAGCATCTTATCAATCCTGTATTTGTGAATTCTCTTACCGTATATGAAGCAGTTCCTGCAGGTAATATCGGATAGGCACCTGTAACTAATCCTGAGGCTATTGATGTCAATCCCTTAACTCCGATATCAATACATTGGTATTGGTCTCCTATTAATCCTGTAGTTGCTGATGGTCTTGCAATACTTGAGTTACTTAGTATATTACCATCCACATCGAATGTTCTTATTCTTAGTTGAGGCAAATCTGTTGTATTTCCAACCGTACCTAAAAAGTAAACATAATTACTTCTATCATTGTAAACATTTAAATCACCTATTGCAGTTAGATATTTATAGTTAGAAGTAGTTGAATTATACAAATAATCGTCAGCATTGTAATAAGCAAATGTTTGTGTATCTAATCCGCCATTCCATACATTGTAAGTTACAACTCCTGATGAGGGAGGTGGATAATAATTTATAGGTGTACCATATGTTTCACCTATTGAAACTTCGATAGGTCTATAAGCATTAACACATTTCTGCCATCCATAAGTATTACCATTAAAGAAATTAACCATATATTTCTCAGCATAAGTACCTGCATCAAAGTATATTTTATTAGTACCATAGACAGGCTCTACCTGTTCAGTCCATTGTGTTGATGTCGTTACATCGGTTACTTTAACTGTAAATTTAAAATTAGGTTGTGCAGTTTCTGTTGAACTTGCAATAAACCAATTCTCATTATAAGTCGGAGTTACTTTAGTTGTTGATGGAGTTTGTAATAATGTTACTGACATTTTATATTTCTATTAATTGTACTGAAATTTCATTACCTATTATATTTGATAATTCTTGATTTAATTTATCTAATCTTCCATCTTCAATTACTCTATCAATAAATGGCTTTGGTTTAACTCCCCATTTACCTATCTTTCTTTGAATTAAGAATGTTAATTGTTTATATTTATTTTCATTACTTGTCTTTAATGCTGATTTATTTGTAGCACCTTTAAGACTTTTTATTCCATCAGGT